ATTTTAGATTCAATACATGTAACTGAAGTCATGGCTCCCCGTATAACTATTTACGGGGCTCCGGGTATTGGGAAGTCTACGCTTGCGAGTCAGTTCCCTGAGCCGTTGTTTGTTATGACGGAGGAAACCGGTTTAGTGGGTGTTCAAGCATTTAAGCCTGTGGCGACGTTTGGCGAGTTGTGGTCAAACATGGTGGCGTTGTGGAAAGAGTCAGAGTTACCGTTTAAGACGATTGTGATTGATAGTATTTCTAAGTTAGATCAGCTTGTTGTCGATCACATCTTAGCAAAAGAGCCAGCACGCAAAGACGGCACGAAAGCCACACTAGCAACAGCTTGCGGAGGTTACGGAGCTGGTTTCCAGGCTTGCCAGCAAGTTCACCAATCATTTAAAGGCTTGATGGACAGGTTTCAAGACCGTGGTATAGCTGTGGTGTATATCGGTCACTTGGCTACGGTTAAGATGAAAGCGCCCGACATGGAAGATTTTGATAAGTATTCTATTGTCATGAGTAGCGAAAAGTCGAAACAGCCTTACATTGACGATGTTGATGCGGTGATGTTTTGTCGCTTGAAGTCGTATGTCAGCGATACCGAAAGTGGTAGAACGCTGGTTAAAAGCAGTAACAACCGCATCATTCAAGCTACGGCTTCAGATGGCCATGTAAGTAAGAATCGCTTTAACATGCCGCAAGAAATACCCATGTCGTTCGATGAAATAAGCAAACACATCCCTTTTTATAATCAGGAGATAGAATAATGTCATTCTGGCAAGCACCAAGCGGTAAAAAGATAACGGGAAACCCTGAAGATTCATTCGCTCAGGCGTTTACAACGATACCTGAAGGAACCTCAGCGGTTGCGACGGTAAAGAAATTTGAAGTGGTAAATAAAGAAGCGAGCCAGTATGGGGCTGCACAAAAATACATACAGGTGACATACAAACTGTTAGACGGAGATTTCAAGAACAGGGAAGTTCAGCAAAAAATCAAATGTTTCGAAGGTAAACCAGAGCAAATCGAGCGTAACCTGAATATGCTTATGCGTGTCATGAAGTTATGTAGCTATACACCAACGCACAACAACGAGCCAACAACCGCTGAATTAAACGAGATGGTTGGTAACATTGTGGGAATCGTGATTGGTGAATGGTCTATGCCTAAAGCCGATGGTAGTGGTGTGATGGAAGGTAACTTTGTACGTGAAGTACATGAATCGACAGGTTTTGTAGCTGAAACAGGCGTTAAAGCTGAAGTGGTACACACCAACCCTGCTCCTGAAAGTGCTTTCTCTCGTGATAAAGCGCGACGTGATGCCGAGTTAGATGGTGACGTGCCGTTCTGATGGTTTCACGTGAAACATAGTTGTAATGGGGTCGTCTGTTGAGGCCCTTTTAATCTTAACAAGGGTTAGTGAATGACGCAGGAAGAAGTTGATTTAATTTACGATTATTTGCATGAGAATTATGAGTATGTCGATGGTGAGTTGATTAGATGTACATCTAAATACGGAGCTAAAAAAGGAGATAGGTTTGGATTTCTAGCGATGGAAAGAAATAACAAAATTGGGATTAAGTGCTCGATTGGAAGTGGTGAGGATAAAAAAATATTCAACTTATCGCATTTAATATACATATATTTTCATAAAGAAAAACCAAAATACATTGATTTTTTAGATGGAAATTTTGCGAACACAAAAATTGAAAATTTGGAATCTATATCTCGAAATACCTATGCATTAAAATGCATTGATGGGCGAGGATTTGTGCCTATGGAAGATAAGGATGGTAACATTAGATACCATTGCCAGATAAGATTTCAAAAAAAAACAATATCACTTGGGGTTTTTGAATCTAAATGCGATGCAAAACAATTGTATTTAAAAGCAAAAAAATTACTTTTAAATGGTCACTCTATTGATTACATCAAGTCAACATTAACATCTCACAAAAGCTCTAAAAATAAAACAGGATTTAAAGGGATTAGATGTGTTAATGGTAAGTATTACGGGGTTTTTCAAAAAAATAAACAAAAAAAATACACGGCTGTTTTTAACACCCCAGAAGAAGCGCACGAAGCCTACCTAAAAGCCAAGGCAGAACATGCTTAAAGTACTAAGACCCTATCAAGCCAAAGCCGTCGCAGAGTGCTGGGAAGCTTTAAAAAAAGATGCTAACCCTGTGCTTCTTATGGCCTCAGTGGGTGCTGGCAAAAGCTTAATGCTGGCTTCTATCCTGCTCGCCATGGAGAAACAAGGCAAGCGTGCCTTATGCTTGGTTAACAACGCTGAGCTTGTCAGGAGTAACGCTGAAACACTGGTTAACCAAGGTGGAACCGCCTCTATTTACTGCGCTGCTATTGGCGAAAAAGATTGTTCGGCACCGGTCGTGTTTGGTACGCCTCAATCGGTTCTGAACGGCATTACCAAAAAGCAAGATATTAGTAAAATTGCATTCAATATAATCGTCGTGGATGAAGCGCATGCTATTAACTACAATCACCATCGGTCATCTTTTATGCGCATCTTACGATTTTACAGGCAGTCGTACGAAAATATGCGCGTGCTCGGTGCCACGGGGACCCAGTTCAGGTTCAAAGGGGCTCCCATCGTGGGCGAAGAGTGCCTCTTTAAGACTCAAGTGGGTAATATAACCACTGAGCAATTAATTAAAGACGGTTACTTGGTTCAACCTGAGTTTGAGATTGATAAAGAGCTCATGATTGATTTTTCTGGCGTGAAAGTTAAATCTAACGGTCAGTTCGATCAAAAACAATTGGTTGAAGTGGTCGAAAAAAACGCCCGGTTAACCGAACTTATCTGCAAACAGGTCGTTCATCTCGTCCAGAGCCAGGATAGGCGTGGGGTATTTTTATTTGCGACCACAAAAAGACATGCTTACGAAATATTAAGTCACCTTCCGTCACATGAGTCCGCTATTATTCTAGGTGACACACCGCAAGACAAGCGAACAAGTATTTTAGGTAAGGCGAGGCGTTCAGAAATAAAGTATCTAGTTAATATTGCTGTGCTAACAACTGGCATAGACGTCCCAAATTACGACACATTGGCATATTTGAGGCCCACCGAGAGCTTGGTTTTGATGGTTCAGACCATGGGTCGTGTGCTTCGGTTGTCTCCGGGGAAAGATCACGCCCTAGTTCTCGATTTTGCCGGAAATATCCAGCGCCATCGAGATTGGGATAATCCCTTGCTGCTTGAAGCGGTTAAAAAAGAACTCGACAAAGACAACCCGCTTGTCATCGTTTGCCCTGCTTGCAGTGAGCTCAATACTGAGCACGCCAGGCGTTGCATAGGCACACATAACCAAGCGCGTTGTGATTATTTCTTTGAGTTTAAAGAGTGCCATGGATGTCAAATCAAGAACGACATTACGAGCCGTTACTGTTATTCGTGTGAAGCCGAGTTAATTGACCCCAATGCCAAACTTTCTCTAAAAATTAAGTCTGACTTGATCGCATTAGATGTTAACGAGGTTAAATACGCTATCACCGGAAGCACGCACTCGTTTATGATTCATGCCGCGTATTATTGTTACGACCCACCCGATGGCCAAAAAATCGCCTACGAATACTATAAACCCATATCCCAAAAAGCCAAGAACGTGTTTTACGGTCAGTTCATACGCAAGCACTGCGAGCACCCATCGGATTGGTATATGCATTTAGGTAATCGAGAAAAGATGGAGTTAATGCTAAAAGAAATTAGGTCGCCAATTCAAATCAAAGTTATTGATGAGGGCGGCACGCTTAAGATCAAGAAGAAGGTGTTTGCTTAACTCTAATCTTCAGTCGCAAGGTAAGTCTTAATAACCTCTTTGGCAGCATCTAGCCCAGTTACGCAAATGGCAAAGTAACCATTAAGCATCATGCGAGCCAGGAACTCCTTTTGCGCCTGACTTGGCTTGCCTTTACCTTCTTTTAACTCGATCCACGCACCCGACCACTGACTTCGTGGCAGGGCAATAAATAAATCAGCCACGCCAGCCATAACACCCATCTTTTTTAGTAACTTACCCTGCTGCATGGAAGTTCGTCTTTCGTTGGCAATATGAATCGTGCTTTTGCGTACCTCAGGATATTCATGCTCCAGCCAATTCATAAGATTAACCTGCAATATCTGCTCTGGCTGCATTACTTACCCTCGCGAATCATACACGCTACATCCTTGGAGCGCTGGCCTACCTGCCTCGCCCACCGTGAATCCAACGCCTCTTTCGCTGCCTGAGTGTAATCTTTCATTGCCAACGCAGATATCATTTTCTTAAAATTCAATAATCGCGTGATACCTAAATTAAAGCACATGTTTATCAACGCATCTTTAACGCCACGAGGTTGATTGGTAAACCATATGTACCGCTCAAGCTGGTTAACACACCGCTTAACGTCGTTATTAAGAAGGTACTCCGCCTCTTCTGGTGATATGCCTACGGTCTCAAGGTTTCGGCCAATAGCGACCGTCTTAACGCCTTCTGTGCACTCATACACATATTGACGATAACCTTCATGGTGCTTAATCCAATCAATTAATGTGCGCTCCATGCGTTAGTTCTCCGGACTTAGATCGACATCTATACCCTGAGCCCTTAGAACCGCCTCAGCTGCTTGCTCAATCGGACCATCTTTGGTTTTGGTGAGCAACATAGAGCCATAACCAATAATAAGCGCAAGCACTACAGCACCACTCTTAATCCATACCGACTTCATAAGATGCTCCATGCAAAAAAGGCCCCGAAGGGCCTCTTAAATTACGCTAAATCAGCAACCGAATACCAAACATCTACTTTATACGTAGAGGCTGTTCCACCTGTGAAATCAGCGGTAGCCGCTGCCAGGTACAAACCTTTGTTCAGCGTTGTTGAATCTACAAGCGTTGTATTAACCGGACTGAAGCCAAACGTTGTGTCGGCAGTAGCAGCGATTAATGTAGCTGCTGCCAATGTACCCGTAGCTTTAGCGCCCGCCCCGTTTACTGTTGAATCATATTGTACATGTATTGCTCCACCTGCGGCCAATACGGTTCCGCCGTAATTGATGGCTAAATTAGCGCGATGAAGAATATGCTTTTTACCGGCACCAGGTGCGGCAACTAACTCAACAGATGCGGCATATTGCCCAATAAACTCAGCAAGTGTTACATCAACTTGAGCGTGCTGAATCAAAGACTCAACAACCATATCGGAACTCACGGTGTCAGCGGGCGCTGGATTGGCAACGAACGTAGTATTGGTTGAATCATAAGTGAAGAATCCCATGCCACCAGAGTAATAAATCAAAACACTGTCAGTTGTTTCCCACTCAAACGCTGCGTTTTGCAATGCAACGATATCAGCCGCGATAGCTGTACCCGTCAAATACCCTGCGGTAGTGATGGTTGCTAAGGTGTCGTCGCAAACAATTGTGACGATGTTTGGTTCGCCGTTAAAATTACGCAAAATAGAACTAATAGACATGATATAACTCCCTTTATATATTTAAATTAGTGTATCACTATTGGTGAATACAAACACCTACTCATCATTCAACACAACATCTTCAGCCGCCACTTCAAACTCAGGCACAGCATCAAACTTAGCAATCTGCATTGTAAGTAGTTGAATTGCACCATCAACAGCCAAGAA